CGTCTCAGTCTACCGAATAATGTTGTATCTGCCATTTTTTACCTCACTATAAGAGCCATTCTAAAGACTCTTTTTTCTTGTTTACTTCCCAATCCCAAGAATCATTTCTATTTTCCTCAGGTGTGTAAAGACCATCAATATCTTGCATTCTATTGAGAGTCTTTTTTGTTAATTCAATTCCCTCAGTTCGTAATCTTAATGCAGTATCACGAACCCAAAGTCCGATAGCAAATGACATAACCAAATCATCATTGTATCCTGTCATTGCTTCGGCTCTATTATTATTGTAGATGAAAGTAAATAATTCATCAATCAAACGATTACTACGAACTATTACACTTTCTTCTCTAAAAAATTCTTCTAGCTTAGCTATAATTAGTGGGCGTGTCTTCATTGTCGTTGAAAATCCTGCCACCATATTTCTTTCTTGTGCTCTGTATTTATTATTCATCTGATGTTGTACATCGATGTATTGTAAATCTTTACTTGTGTAAAATAGATTAGGATAATCCCTATCTATTACTTGTTGGATTGTTGCCCAACCAATATTATTGTTTTCTATAATTAGTAAGGCATCGTTATATTCTGTTGCAATACTAACCAACATATTACCAAAATCTTTTGTACTCAACCTACCCTTGTATTCTGCAACTTGTTCTACTCTTTCCACATCAATAACATGAAACGCACTATAATCTTTCGAATCACCTCTACCTACATCGGCACATACTATATAATCTCTTGTATAGTTTGGTTGTTCCCATATCCAACAATTACCATCAATACCTCTTTTTTCTATAGGGTCTTGTACACTCTTTGTTCTACAATTTTCTAATATCACACCATCAATAACAGAAGTACCAGAAGTGATGAAATCACAATCACACTCTTGTGCTGCACCTTGTAAACCTAATAGTTCATCTTGTTCATCTCTCCAACTTTGGTCTCTATCTGGATGTACAGTCCAATGTAATTTAATATCATTGAACATACCTCTACCCTCTTCGGCTTGTACCCAAGTTTGGTGAAACCAATTACCAACTCCGTTAGGTGTTGATAACGCAATACAACTACCACCTGTTGTAAGTGTTTGTTGTGATGCAGTCCATATATCATCTATCTTATCAATAAATGCTGCCTCATCAAGTATCAGTAGTGATAACGCTTCAGAACGAGCAGCTTCTGGTCCACTTGCACTTGCTTTAATCTGTGAACCATTAACATATCGAAGATTCAATTTATTATCCTCAACACATTTTTGTTTTAACCAACTTGGTAAGTTTGCATGCATCACACGAACTTTCGTTACCAAATTTTTTGCTGTATCTTGTTTTGTTGCAATAACTAAAATGTTTTTATCTTGAAAGAATGTCATCAACCACAAAGAATATCCTGCAGTTAAGGTACTGATACCTAACTGTCTTGCCTTTAAAATAATATTAAAACGATTATTTTTAATATCGTTGACAGTCTCTTCTTGAAATGGATACAATGAAAAAGGTATCTTACCCTTAATAGGGTGCTGAATCATACAATACTTTTTTAAAAAGTAGACAGGGTCTTGAGCACACTTAATATACTCTTGTTTGATTACTTCTTTTATTTGTTGAGCCATTACTTTAGTTGTCCTGCAAGATTAACAGAAATTGCTGTAGCACCAACACCATAAACAAACCATAACCATTTGTTTTCGTGCCATTTAGGTTTCACTACTTTAACTTTCTCCTTATACAGATTAATAGTTTCTTTTTGTAACTGAAGTTGCTGTGTTCTAAAATCAATAATAAGAGAATCAGATTTAGCGTTCATTTCCAATAGTGAGATTTGTTTTTCTAAATCTCCTACTAAAGATACATTCAAACTATCTTTTAACTCTAATTCTTTGATTTTGTTAGTGAACCCAAGAACTTCTTCCTCTGAAAAGGTGTAAGTTTTCTTATCTTGCCCAAACAACAAACCAAGAAATAATATGTAAATAAAATATCTCATATATATAAATATATAGTTTACTTACTAAACTTCTTTAAAAATTTAACTGCTTCATCAACATCGTTAGTTTTTGATGCTTCTTCTGCTGCAAGTATTTGTTTTTTAGTATTAGTTACTTTTCTTTTAAGATTAGCAACTTCTTTCTTGTTAACTTTTTTCTTCTTCTCAAGTTTCTCTACTTCTTTTTCGAGTCCCTTAACTTCTTCGTTTTTAACCTTGATTGCTTTATCTAATTTTTTGACTTCTTCTTTTTTCTTTCCGCCAAAAAATAAATTCATTATCATTTCAATGATTCCCATTTTCATCTCCTTGTGGTGGTTCTATTCCTGCACTCCTTAAGAGTTCTTCAAATGAATAACCTGATGTGTTATTCAAATCTTGATATTCTAAATCCATGAGTTTATGGATTACTTTCGTATATAATCTTACTAAATTTTGTGTTTCTTCACCACCTATTTTATTATTGTAATCAACTGCAATCTCACCCAATCGTGATGTTAATGCCATCAAATCAATTACTATCTTCTCTGGTAGGATTAAGTTCTTTTGACTCATCTTCAATTGCCTTTTCTAATTTAGTTATGTATTGTTTTGCTTCATCTACTACTTTAGCAAATTCAGTTTCACCCATTTCCCATTTTTCTTTTTCGAGTTCAGGTGTTAACGCACCCACATCATTTAGCCATTCAACTTTTCCGCCAGTTTCTTCAAATTCTACAAGTGATTGTTTTAAATCTTTTAAGTATGCTTTTTTATTACCATTGATAATATTTTTTGCATAATCATCAAACTCACCTTTAACCTTTAATTTATTTTCAAATTCTATTTGACAATCAAAACAATGTCCCTTTGTTCTCCAAAACTTATCATCAAGTTTTTTCTTCATTGCCTTTTTACAATTAGGACAGAACAATGGCATCCTAACTGATTGCATTACTTTACTCAGTTCTGATTCTCTTGTTTCTCCACCACGATTATCTTTTTTACCCTCGTATCCTACTTGTACATAATCTTTTTCATATTCTTTACCAGAGAGTAAGTCTTTTAATGCCTTATTTTGTCTCTCCATATCTTTACTATAATTAGCCATTGTAACTCCTATCCAAATTTTATACTACCGAGTATTTGATTGATTGGAGCAAATGCACCTGTGAACTTGTATGTGTTACCTTTATACTTGAACACTATACCCTCACTTGGTACTATTGCTTTTAAACCACCAATCTTTTGTAGTTTTTCAATCTGTAGTTTTAGTTTTTTTAATTTTTCTATCTTATCTGGTTTTTGTAAATCTTTCATTGCACTGATAACTTCTTGTCTCATCTTCTGAATTGTTTTGTTTGGATTAACTGCCATATATCCACTTATGTTTTTTAATATCTCAGCACCAACTTGGAAGAACAATATCTCAAATGGTTTTATGTTATCTTTAAATATTTTGTTATGGTCTTGTTTATCTGTTGATAATATCCAATCTAAGAATTTAGGATTATTCTCATAATCTTTTCTAATCTCTTGTATCTTATAACTCTTATCAAAGTATGCCCATCTTTTTACTAACTTGGCAAATTGTGCAGGTTTTAACTTTACTTTAAATTGTTTACTTGCATTAAAGATATACTCTCTCCAATATGATTCGTGATATTCACCCAATGTATCTTTATCATTTAAACTATATTGAGATTGTAACTTTTTCAACTTTCCTAAATACATACTCTTCTTCTTACCAAAGTCTTGTACTTTAGGCACTTTTAAAAAGTTTGGTTTACCAATCTTGAACATTTTTTGTATATGGTTGTTTGTTTGTTTAATCATACCTGCCAACATTCTTGCAGAATCCTTTGGTTGTCCTATTGGTCTACCACTTTCATCATACTCTAATGTACCATGAAATACTATTTCTGCTACATCGTAATCTACTACATTTGCTGTTGCTGGATACATAACCTCTAAATTCATCCACCTCTTTCCATTACCGAAAACTTTTTCTTTTTGTTTATCGGATAATGAACCGATTGATTTTTCTAAATCTCTCATCGCACCTACGAAAGCTTTTTCTATATTACCTCTACCTTTAAAGATACTTTTTACACCTTTCGTATCTGGTGCAGTTTTACCAAAATTCTTTAGGTGTCCTTTGTTTCTTGCTGCCCTTAACTTACCATCAATCCAACTTACCATTAGATTCTGTCCATCAAGTTTCTCAGTAACACCATCTTCACGACTTAACTGTCCACCTAACCCATTAATAATTATGGTCTTTAAGTCTGAAAATGTAAGATTATTATCATCAAATGGATGAGACATATGTCCGTATGCTCCACCCTCTAATAATACATTAACATCTTCAATATAACTCTCTTGCATCTTCTTAATTTTCTCTACACCACTTACTGATGATTTCATATCGTGTGTTAAAGAATCTTTCATTTTTGCTGTAGGTTTACCAAAGAACTTCACAATCTCCATACCCATCTTCTTTGCCATTTGTGTCATATGTGCTCTGTACTTTGGAAATGGATTATCAACACTATCTTCATTAGATGTTTTTTGATTTATTGTTTTACCAAATGTGACAGTGTCTACCCTATCAATACCAGCATAACTAAAATCAAAACCTGGGTCTTTTGCATTTTTACCAATAATATCACCAACAACTTCCCAACCTAATATTTCAGCATGTTTTGGTGATACTCGTTTGTAATCTTTAAATGAACCAAAGAAATCATATAAACCCTCATCATCTAAATCACTTGGTATGACCGTATCTCCAAGTGCACTAACCTCTTTAATTAAATCTTTTACTGATTGTTGGTTATAAAATTCAAATAACTTTTTAAATTTATTGTTCATCATTGTGAACACACCCTTATCATAATACCCAAATAACTTTTTAAATATCTTTGGTCTATCCTCATCTTTGATTTTAGGTGAACCTAATATGTTTCTCATCGTGGTACCTGAAATCTCATTACCACCAATCTTCATACTAACATGGGGAGCAACCAAAAAGTATCCATGTTCTTCATGATGTTTTATATTACCCTTATTCTTTTTGTAATCTTGAAAGTATCCAGGTGAACCATCTTTCTTCTTACCACCACTTAATCTTCCAGCATCTTTCTTACCAAATATGTATACAACTGCAGTATCCTTACCAAACTTTTTCAGTAAGTTCTTTGCAACATATGGTGAAGTTTCTTTGACGATACGATTTGCTGGAACACCCATCTTTGTCATATGACGAACTTTCTCTTTGAAGTTCATTGGGTGTCTTGGTGGTTTTTTGATATCACTTGTAGTGATATATGCATCATCTACTTGTGTTTTTAACCACTTATAGGTTTTGTAGTGATGAGGTCCAAATGGTTGAAATCTTCCCCCATAAACACCTATCACTTTTTTTATCTTTTGTTCTGAAATGGTTGTACTATCCCCACTGTCCATACCTAAATATACAACACTTTCCATATGTTTGTCAAGTGTTTTTTTCAATTCTTTTATCTTTTTATATCCACTACCATAAGGTACTGAAGTGTTACCTTTTTTCTTCATTTTATTTACACCTTTTCTACTTGGTGATGGAACTGCTCCGACCATTTCATTTTTCTTTTTTCCTGCACAATGTGCTTTTTGTGAAAAACCTTTTGGGTTATTACAATCAATACTCTTTTTATATTTATCACTCCAACCCTCATTCTTTTCTTTTGTTTTCTTTTTCATTTGATTAATGTATTTTCTGTAAACTGCTGCTTGAGCTGTTTTACCCATCTCTCTTGCCCTCTGTTCCATAGCAACTGCTGCTTGAATTTTATGAGCATGCGATCTAGAAGAATTCCTGATCTTTGAGACAGA